AAAGTTCTGCCCATTTAATACCCGCAGCATAATTACCTTATCCCCAACAGCCAATGCCCTATTTAGTATAATGAACCCATCTTTTCTTAGGAGTGCTTTCCCATGCTCATAGCATACAATATTTCCCAACTCGGTTGAGCAAACATTTGAATCCTCAGAACTTCCCCCATTTGTGTAAGTATCATGAATTACATGGTTATGAGTTACATTATGCTTATGGTCGGTAATTGGTATCTTCTTTTCCACTACAGATTCGGTCAATATAAGAACATCGGCAGGAAGTGGGAGCATGGTATTTACTAATGTGACCTCCAGAGGGCTTGCCTTTGTAACAGTACCAATTACCAAGTCAGTTAGCCCCGCATTATTCATATAATTTCCTGTTATCTTTTGCAGCACATCAATTAGTTCAGCCATGCTTCTTCCTCCTTTATGCTTGAATTGTTCTTGTTTCTATTTCCATAACATGGTCATCATTCTTAAATGTGTGGGTCACCCTATCTAATAGTACGAATTTACTGAGGCTTATATCCCCCAAATCAGGAACATTTATCATAACCATAGACCCCGCCCGGATGCCCAATACCCCAAGGCTTTGAATGCTCAGAGTTCGGAGAACCCTATTATAATATTTTAACATTGTTTTCGCCTTCTGTACTATCTGGGCTTCGTTCATTTCCTCATCCACACTGTCATACATCTGCAATAAACCCCATTGAGAAATTGTATTGGAATCCTTAAAGATGTATGTGTCAGCCTTGCCTGTCTTTTTATTTGGGCGAACTAATTTTACTTGGTTAAATGTATCGCTATCAATATCAGTTTTATAATCGTATTCTGTTAATAGGCTTTTGGTCCCTATAACAGTATTGGTCATCATATTCTCTGCTAACCTCAGGCTCAACTTGCCCCCGTCATCAAAGAAAACATATATTTTCCCGGTATTAAGGGTGGTGAGCTCAAGGGCATAACTAATGGTATCAAGGCAGCTTTTATTTTCCCTTATGAGGCTTGGTATTGCATACCCTGTATCATCAATGGTTCCCAATTTTAGGTTAAATTGGTTGGCTATTTGCTTAATTATTTCCCCGGCTGTTTTCCCTATAAAGGCATATGATTCATTTGCTTTGAGGTACCGAAGCTGGTCATAACAAGTTACTTCAATAACATCCCAGCGATTCTTTGATTTTGTAAATACATAACCAAAAAATATTAGCTGCCCGTCTACTGAAAACCTGACGCTGTTTCCCTCATTAAAACTCAAATCTCCTGCCTTTAATAATGAAAATGTGAGCTTGCCCGGCGAACCTGTTCTATTAGTTGAATATTCAACTGTATCTGTTAATTCAGATACTTCAAACACTTTTCCCTGCCCATTTTGGATTACAAGTTCATATTTCATAGGCGTCACGCTTTCCGCAGCTGGTCCATTTTAACCCAGCCCCATACACCAATTAGAACTGGATAATCTTGACCCTTTGTTGGGTTTTGGATTATCCTTGTCACCTTGATGCGCTTGTTATTTGCAGTTCCAAATGGTTTTGCCCCCCAAGATGAATACCAATATTTTCCGTTTGCAATAACCTCATCACCAACATTGATTACATTGTTTGGAACCTCTCTTTGGGGTGTTGCTACTGCTTTCGCTGGGGCTGCGCTTACCTTTGGAAGAACTATATTTACTTTTTGGGGTGCGAAATCTCTATACTCTGATAATGAAATTGTGTAATAAAAATCTCCAGTTTCGCCGCCCTTTTCCTTTGCATCAAAATCCTCTATAATAACCTGTATATTAGTATCAAATATCGCCCCGCCATTTTCATGGTATCTATTAGCAATAAATCTCAATGGCTCTTTTTTATCTTGGCATTCTTTGAAAAAGTTTATATAAAATTCTGGGGGCTTAAACCCTCCAACAGTTTGGATTAATGGGTCATCCGGGTCTCCCGGTAATACCCCCTCAAAGGATACTTGGCGAAGTTTTGGGGTTCTTGGAACTACAATTTCGCCAAGGTCAAGCTAATAAGAGCGTAGGGTGAATGCCTTGGCACCAGGAGCCGAAAAAGGACGTGACAAGCTGCGAAAAGCTTCGGTAAGGCGCAAATAGCCATCGACCCGGAGATATCCGAATGGGGAAACCCGTCT